TGTTATATTTGAATTGTATTCAACAACCATATCTTTTGCATACCCTTGGTCAACATATTTTTCTAGGAATGCATAATGTTGATCAATCATAAAAGGTTCTCCGCCTACAATATACAACTTTTTGATATGCGGAATATGGTTTTCCATTTGCTCCCAATATGATTCACTTTCATGCCAATCATATACATTAACTTCAGGAATATGTTTTCCTTTCGCATTAGGTATTAGTTTTACCGTACCATGACTATCTTTATAAGTATCTCCCCAAAGTTTAACTTGTTCGTCATACCACATGCTACTGTCGGTAGGTCCACACATTCTACATTTTAAATTACATAAATTTCCAAAACGTAGATCAAAGAAACTATTTCCTATAGCGGCTGTATCTATTGTACCGTCTACTTGTGTATTTTCTAATAAGTATTCCCAAGTAAATTTATCTTCTTCTTTAATTTGATTCCATCCGCCTTTAATCCATAGTTTATTTTCAAGCATACGTCTACTAGTCATTCCAGCATCTTCTTCAGTATGGCAACGAATGCACTCTGGATGACGTTCTCCGTTCATCATAGCCTTGCGTATATCTTTTTCGATAGGTGCATTTCTTATTTGATTAAGATCGCTATCTCTAGCATTAATTACATTACCATCTTCATCTTTTAGTATGCCGCCGGTTGGACCGTGTTGTGCTTGACAACAGACTCTAATATCTCCGTTAGCACGATAACTTTGACTCATCCAGGGAATAGGACATAATGTTTTATTCATTTATCTTCCTCAATTGCGGAAACTTAGCAAAATAATCGATACCTCTAAGTTTTGTAAGTGTTTCAAAATACTCTATTGATTTTTTATTTAAATCATCATTATTATATGCTGGCATACCAAGTGTAGATATAAGCATATCCAATGCATCATTATAATGCTGTTTCTTTTTATGTTCGTTAAAAATATGCAAACTACTTCGTATATTTTCTAACTTTTCAATTTGTGCTTTTCTATCTTGTAAACTAACCATTTCGTGTCGTAAATAATCTTTACCTCTAACTGTTGTAAAACCTAGATAAAATCTTTGAGAGTTGTCTTCTTTAATGTAAGTATCAAAAAATGTAATTAGCTTATCCATGGTCAAACAGTTTAACGATTGCACAGTAGTTTGTGTAAGAAATCGCCAACCTTTGTGAAGTTTTCTTGAATTAGTCATGCTGTCTATAACACTTTGCCATTCAGTATGGTACCTAATATATTCATCTTCATCTTCAAAACTATCAATACTAAATCTAAGAGTGCCGCCGCCGAATTTGTTTAAAACATTAATTACGTCTTCAGTAAGTAATGTAGCATTAGTACTAATGTCTAATTGAATATTTTTTGCATATCCCGTATCACCGATACTGTCAATAAATTTAACACTAGGTTTATCTGCAAATACTTCGCCGCCTCTAAATTCCATAAACAAACAATGTTCAAGATTATCCATAATTTGTTTTTTAAAAAATTTACTACTGCTTAAATATTCTTGACCGCCATCTTTAGCAATATCTAATGCACCTTGCATCATAGGAATACTTTTTCCTTGTTTTTCCCACTTTGAATACTCTTTATACATCATAGAGCTTAATCCAGGAGTACACATAATACAACTTAGGTTACACTTTGTACTCAACCGTATTTCCCACCACTGTGGCATAATATCAACATGTCCATTGCGTTCATAATATTTTTGTAATAGAGGTAATGTTTTTTCTTTAAATCTTTTATTTTTTCCTATACGTTTGGATGTTAATCCACTTGCTTCCATGCGATGACAAAATTCACAGGCAGGTATATATTCGCCGTTTAGCATTTTCATGCGGAAGTCTTTCATGAAATCACTGTTCCATAAATCTGCAATACTATCATTCATTAGATTATAAACAGGTGTTTCTGCACTATAATTTTCAGAGGTAATTTCGTCTAGTAATAGTTCTTTAGGAATGCCTCTTTCAATTCCAGTTATACTACAGCATACTCTAGCATCGCCTTTTCCACGAGTGTTTAATTGAACGAAAGGAACTACACAAAAATTTTTATCATCTATGTTCATATTATGTCCTTTAGTATCGGAAATACTTCCGGAAATTTTTCTGTCCATCCTCTTTGTTTGTTTATTAAATTTAAATACTCTTTTGTTTCCGGTAGCCTAGCACTCCAGTCTTCACTGTTCATAAATTTAATAATGCCTTTAAAACGTTTCAGTCCGTAAGGTGCATTCATCCATTGTTCCTTAGTAATACCTGCTTCGTCTACACCGGTAAACAGTTGCCAATTTTCTTCTAACCAAGGAAAAAATTCATTTTCATATTTCTCTGTAATTTCTTTTTTAATATGTGCAGGTAATACTTTTACATTTAACTGTGGTGGCCAATATGCAAAATGCATGTTTATGCCGCCTGCTCCTAAAGGCCATTTGTTTAATTTTTTAAAGCCTTGCTCTACTTTCCATTTTACAAATTCTGGTATGTAGGCTACATTAAGTGCCATAATAGTAGTTGCTGTTGTAACTTCTACTTGTGGTGCTGTATTATCTAACATATGGAATACACGTTCTTGGTGTTCCCAAGTGCTAGGATATCGTATGTAGTCATTTTGTTCGCCATACGCATCAATACTGTAATGAAAACGCACACGCTTAAACTGTGCCCATAAATCAAATAAATCATCACGCCATTCTACAGCATTTGAATTATAACGTAGTTCCATATTCTTAGCATGTCCACGTTTAATACATTCTTCTAACAATTCATAGTGTTCGTCAATAATTAAACTTTCGCCGCCGGCAAAATACAACTGATACATGTGAGGAATTTGATCCATTAGGTCTGCCCAGAACCTCGGATTGTTTTTATGCCAATTGTAACTTGCTCCGTCATTACGACCTTTGTTTGTCCATTGACTTGTATTAGCAAGTTTTTCGTTTTTCATTTGCGGGGTAATTGCTTTCCAGTCTTTAATCCAACCTGTACTATCATGTGGTGAACACATAACACACGCTAATTGGCACTTACTTCCTAATCTAAGGTCTATATAGCGTATCTTAGGAGGAATACTACCATCTACCTTAGTTTCATCTACCAACTGCTGTAGGTCGTATCTACGACCCCAATATTCAGTTTCCCAGTTACGTTTACTTAGATGACCTTGTTCTTCTTCTTTGTAACATTTTAAACAACTAGCAGGCTTTTCTCCACGCAACATCATTTTACGAACGTTACGCATATAGCCACTGTTCCATGCTTCTTCAAGTGTAGTATGATTAAAGTTTGCAGGAACGCCGTCATCATTTTTTACTACGCCAACTTCACCGCCGCCTATTTTTTTATTTGAATCAGGATCTTGTACACTACTTGCATTTGAAGTACAACATGTACGCATTTTGCCGTCTGGGCGGCTACTTAGATGCATCCACGGTAATGCACAAAATGTTTCTGATGGTAATGTTTTATCGCTCATAATGTACTTATTTAAACTGTTCTGCGAAGGGATCGAACTCGGCGCCGCATTTCATACTACATACTTTCAGTTTACCGTCAGCACAACTTGGCTTATTCCAACTGTTTTGTATATCTTCAAAAATGCCTGTAGCAAATACCTTTTGTAAACCGTTGCGAGCATCTAAAGCTTCTTTATCAATAAAGTCCCATATCTGTTCTACTTTAGGATCTTTATGCCACCATTTGTACATGCGTCCAGCAGTCCAACAACACGGCATTGCTAGTCCTTCTGCTGTAATGAACAAACTGTTTTCTTTTTTAACTTTACAAACAATCGGTGCAGCATCATAATATGCGTCCATGCTACCATACTTGTTTATAATTACATCTTGTTTACTAAGAGCTTTGTTTAGATACTTAGCATCTGGTTTTTTAAGTTCTTGTGTTTCTTTGCCTTTGCGATTTACTGCTTGATGTGATTCTTTCTTTTTACTATCTTGTGTAATAAAACGTCCAGTTTTTTTCTTCATAAACTTTTCACAGCCCCATGCATTTGCAAGTGCTTCTGCTTCATCTACTTGATGCTGGTTATGTTCAAATATTAAATAATCCCAACGAGCTCTACCTCCTGCATTTATAAATGCTTGCATGTTGCGTTCTACGTTGTCCCAAACAACACCTTGACGATAGATATGGTTAGTATCGCGTAGACCATCAACGCTAAAAATAACAGCCCCCATGCGACCAAAAGTTGTCGCCAAATCTCTCCACCATTCTTCATTCTTTGCGCCTCCATTTGTATTCATGCTTAACCACATGTTAGGATTGTGTTGTCTAAAGTATTTGAATATTTCTAGTGTGTCTCGAGCAACAATAGGATCACCTAAGTTACCACACATATACATTGTGTCTAATTGTTTTATAAAGGAGGCAGTAAATATGTCTTTACAGTCTTGCAGTGATAGTTCATCTAAATTTATATGAGGATTAATACCTTCTCCATTCATATTACGATCGCACATAGGACAACTTGCTTGACAGTTTTGTGTTACCTCAAGGTGTATTGTTTTTATATCTTGATAATTATACATCTAATACTAACTTTATTTCTTTGCCAGGTCCTGTACGACTAGGTAAGTCGCCATATTGTTCTACATACCACTCTATTACAGCCTTATACCAATTTTCACTATTGTGGTGTGCTTGTTTGTTAAATTGGTGTATGTTATTGTTAGTCGCTTGTATAGTGCTCAGTGCTCTTGCACTTTCAGTTTGCATTTCTCTTAATGTTAAATTACTTAAATCCAATTAACATAAACCTCTTGTACTTGGGCAGATCTAATTCGCCACTGTATAAAATATTATCCATAGGTGCTTTTACTGCAAACTCTTCTATACTTCTGACACAATTAACGTGTTCTTCAATTTCATAATAATTATTGCTTTGCAATACAACTAACTTGCCATCTGGTATTAGATCATACCATTCTTGAAAGTTTTCAATGTGTTCACAACTTGTGTTTATAATAGTATCTGGACTATCAGTAATAGGGTAGCTCATTCTATTGTTAGCATTACTCCAATACTGCCAAACATGTTCGTTGTAATTAATATCCATAATATCTTGTGTAATACTTTTAAAACGCCATTCATCTACAAACCACGGCTTATTGAATGTTTCAGCAATGTCTACACATGACTCATCAATGTCGAAAGATCTAACTTTATCTATTTTAATGTCACTTTCAAATAACATTGTAGCAAGTGTAGCATACCATCCTGCACATAAGAACACTGTGCCTAGTTCTACATTAAGTTTTCCTAATTCGGTTAACAACCATAGTTTGCTTTCTAGTTGTCCTCGACTAAAACAGTCTGCATTAAAACTGTCATCGTCTTTATACTTACGCATACCTTCAATTAATTGACTGCCTGTAAATCCTTGTATAATTCTAAACAATGCAAACTTATCTTGACTTAATAAGGTTTTTCTAAGATCACTAAAGATAGAGTTATCCGGGTATAGTAATTCTAATCTATCTAGTATTTCAGCAATCTGCATTGTATTTCTCCTTAAGCCATTTAAAGTCGTTTATCAACCCAAGATCAGCCCCGCTAGAAAGGCCAAACTCCACACCAGCGGCAGCGCCTGCCAAAGCGTATTTGCCAAATAATCTATCGTGTCCCACGGTTGTCCAAGTTTTAAGTCTTGCATTAGTTTCCTCCTCGTTTTGTCTATCTATTGTTTTGCTTGCAAGTTTTGCACATTCTCTAAATGCACTACGCCATGTACTAAATTCATCTACATTAAATGCTGTTACATTCGATATATCCTGCATCAATTTAAACTTATCACTAATACTTGTAGTCATATCAGGTTTACTAGTATCCATGTTCATAGTTTCGGTTCTTGGAAATAGTTTTACACCACCGTATCCATATACTAAGTCGTTGATAGGATTTTTACTACGCCATACATGCACATGATCTAATTCGTATTTTGGAGGTACATAACTAAAATCAAAACTACTTAAAATAACAGCATCTGCATCAACAATATAAAACATTCTAGTACAGGCTTTTTTTGCTGCTTCAATATGGGCTTGATGTATTCCCTTTACGCCGTGTGTTCGTTTAGCATAGGGAAACTTTTGTTTGAGTTGTTGCCAGTTATGATCTGCTTCCACTTCGTTATAACTTATAAATGCTATATCATACATCTGTTGGATAAATCCTTTTTAGCATTTTTAATTCAGGAACGACATCATAAAACTTTTCTTTTCTTACATTGTCTACTTTTGCTGTCATGTTTACAAATCGCTGTGCGGCGTTTGGATTATGTGCTTTTGATAGCTCAGCTAATACCTGAGTAAAATGCTCTCTAATATCTGTATTATGCTTTTTGTTAAAACTGCCTATAAATTTTATAAGACGTTTCCTAGTCTTGTTTTTAAATTTATCTGGTAGTATGGTTATATTATAATGTAATGGCATTTCTATCAAATTAAGGAAAAAGTTTTGATAATGTCTTTCACTGTTAATAACACCAATGTCTACTAGATGATTTATTATTTCAGGAAGTCTAAATACGTTCCAAGCACCTACTGTTATGCCAGGTTGTATTAATGTATTATCTAAAGTAGTTAATCTTTTTAAGTTAGCTTCAACTTTGCTCCACACAGTTCCAGAACGTATAAGCTCTGCTCTAGGACCTATTTCATCTATGCTAGGCCAAATTTGTAACTTGTCGGCATTCCATTTCTTCCAATAATCAAATACATCTTTATTTTTGTATGTGAATGTGGTACAATTTGTATTATACGATATCTTTACATCATGTCTATTGTTTTTATCTAACAGCTCAAGTATTTGCCAGTGTTCGTCCATCATTAACGGTTCGCCGCCAGCAAAATAAATTTTTTCAACAACATTAATTTGCTCCGTTAGGAAATCAAAGTTGTTTGTATCATCGACAGAATCTATGTTCCATACTTTGTCTTGATTAGAAATTAGTCCTAATTTTTTTGCATCTGGTACCCAAGCACTACTGTATCTTGGTCCACAACTTCTGCATTTAAGATTACACAAATTACTGAATCTAAAATCCCAGTACAGTAAATTCATTTCTGAAACATATCCGGTTTGGTCTGTAATTTTAGGAATACGCTCAAGTACTTTAGGAAATGCTTTATTATGATGTATGCGTCCACTTAGTCCTGTGACACGTTCTTTGTTGAAACAAGTGCTACATATTTTAGGCTCTTCTCCGTTGACCATTTGAAGACGCAGTGATTTCATGTTATCACTGTTCCAAATTTCTTCAATAGAGTCTGTAGTCAAATCTCCTGCAAAATAATTATGTGTTGATGTTAAGCAACACGGAACTACTTTTCCATTAGGTTCAAAATTTAAATGCATCCACGGTATTGCACATATTGTACGAGTTTTCATTCTGGATCAATCACAAACTGTTGTTGAGGACTACGACTAGGGTTTTGATACACTGTCTTTAAAAAAGTGCTCTGTTGAGCATCTAAGGGCGTTACAGCAATAGGAATATCTAACTGTTCTTTTAATCTAACTCCGTAATCTTTACATGCTTCTAGTAAATCACTTTCGTCTTGTACTTTGTCTTTCCACAATCTGTTTAGATATTCAAAGTCACGAACATTTACATAATCCCAATCAGTACACATTGTTTTGTAAAGTCCTTCTCTGGCGCCGTATATAGCCCATAATCCGTTATCTACATCTGCTCCGGCCATTAGCCATATCCAAAGTCTATGTAAGTTTTTCCAATGTCCTTTCAAAAAATCTTCTTTGGTCGGCTTTATTCCCTGATCTAATGCCATCTTTACACCTTCCCTAAAACCTGCTCTCCAGGCTTGATGCGGTGTTTCATTATTATAAACATAACTGTAACAACTATTCTGTTGTATATATTCTAAATCCCAACAAAAATCTACTTGGGCTTGTTTGTTATTAGGATCTGCATTCTCGTGAGTTTTCATGTCTAATACATATTGCTTCGGCCAGCATTTTAATCCGCCATTGCCGTACATTAGTCCATTAATAACATTTTTTCCGCACCAACTGATAACACTATTTTCTAAATCTGTATGTGCATCAAAATTAATTTCTTGTTGTAAGAATGCCGGATCAATTTGATTATCACCATCTACTGTTATAAACCTATCAGTTTCACTTTGTAATGCACAAACTTTATGAGCTGCATCTGAACCTTCTACACCGTGTACACGTTTTGCCCACGGTACTTTACTACATAAATCTGCGTAGTTCTTTTCAGCATTAGGTTCGTCGTATGACAGGTAGATGATATCGTAATCAATAATTTTCAATTTTCTCTCCGTATACATGTTCTATATGGCTATTCGATGTTAAAATAGAAACATTTTTATTTTTTATATTAGTACTTATTTTAATTTGTTTTGTACCTGCAAGTTCTTTTAGATTAATACTAAAGGTATCATGTAAAATAAATCGGTTGTTGCAGTCTACAATATAATATTCTTTTAAATAATCATTACCAGCTAATAGTTCTTTACAGGTTGATTTATTCATTAAATTATTTACTACCAGACTTGAATTAGATTTAATGATTTCAATACAATTATCTTTATGTGTTGTAGTTTTCTTTATGATTCCTGCGTAGTGTTTATCTTCTACTTCTCCTTGGTATTGTTGGGGAACAAGATCGTATTTGCCTTTTGTTCTAATGTCTTCTATAATTTTATAACTGTTAAAATTTTTCTCGCCTGAAATAAATTTTTCAACTTCGCCAAAAGATTTAGTTATGTAATATTTTGAAGTATTAAGTTCGTTAGTTATACTAAGTATATTCTTAGTTTCGTTGTCAAAATATACATAAAACATTACACTTGTTCCTCTAGCCATTTTACTACATCGTTAGTCAAGAATTCATCTTCAACATAATGCAATACACCCGATTGTTTATATCCATTTATAATTATTCCAGATTTGCCTATATCAACCGGCAGTTTGTTTGTCCATTTTGTAGGTGGACTATTTAAATTTTGAACTCTAGGTTTCATATGTGTAAAAGATAACAAACTATCTTTGTGTAATGTTTCACCTTCTATGCCTAATATTTTTAATGCTATTGCTACACTGACATCAACACTACACCAATTTTGGAAATGTTTGGGAGCATATTTTTCATAAAAAACTTTCCAGTTTCTCATTATTATATCTAAAAGTACAAAGAACCTGTGTGTATTTTCACACTTTGAAAACTGATACATTCCTACATATACATCAGGTAAATTGTTAGCATCAAATGTTTTTCTATAATATCTATTAGTAATTATTTCATTTCTATATGTTTTTACACTATTAGTAAAAACTAAGTCATGGTAATTATCCCAAACATAATCTATATTATCAAGAACTAACATATCCACATCAAATACAATAGTATTCCTATAAGGAGTTACGTGGTATACCTTCCAACGATTTTCAATCTTCCAATCATTATGTGCCATATCACTCCACGGTATAGAAATAACTTTATCGAATATATTGTATGGTACATCATCGTCTGTAATTAAACTTATGTTAGTGTTAGGTGACTGAGCAAGTATACTGAGTGCTAGTGCGTATGCTTGTTTTACATAATTTGTAGTTGAATTATTCTGTGCAAGTAAACAAATACCATTACTCATTTGTAAACTCCTTGTCTATAAAAGAGTTCAAACTAAACTTATTCATTATATGTGTAGTTGCATCAGTCAATTTTACAGCCATATAGTCGTAATCCTGATGTGTCAGCATTTTAATTTTACTACCTTTAACATCTACTAGAATGTCTTTATCTGTTGAAACCCACATGTCACTTGGAAGTGGTGTTGGCCAGGTGCTGTCTTCAACAAATCCTCGCATCATATGCACAGCAATACTAAATGCAAAATCATTTCTAAACTTTTTTTCTGTAATACTATAAACTAATCTATAATAATTATAATTTTCTTTAACATGTTCAACTAAATTAAACACTTTTTTTGCAGTATCACTTTTTGTAAAATATAATATAGTTGCCCAGTACATAGGTATTGTACTATCGCTGATCCTATCTAAATCAGAATGTGATGTAGACTGATTTATTAAATTATAATCTTTTGCAATCATGAAATCATCTGTTAACGAAAAACAAGTCAATAATTTATCATTACTAATTAATAAGTCAGTATCTATAACAATAGTTTTATCAAAAATAGATAAATCGTATGCATTAGTTCTTGCTGTATTTTTCCATTCTAATCTTTTGTTTGCATACATTCCGTCATAAAACTTTTTGATTGACCCTTTTGGTGTAGGAATATATGTCAGTTCGTCAATATACTTTTTATAAAATGGATATTTGGTCTCAACATAATCAATTGCATCTGTAATTAATTGAACTGGCACCTTGAGATGTTCTTTAACACGCTTTGCACAATATATTGCCTGTTTGATGTAATCTATATCTGAGTTATTAAAAGCAAATAGAACTACGCCTTTGGTCATAAGTTAATGAGCCCTTCAACTGATCTATTTTCTTTAATATCTGCATAGTCTTTAGCATATTTTCTACTAGCAAATATATACACACCTACAATATCATTCATAAATTCTTTAGGATCGTCAATAATCACAGGTATTTCGTTATCATCTAAAATAACTATTTGTTCTTGATCTGTTTTTAAAAGAACCGAAAGCAAATTTATAAGCTGTGTAGATGCAGTAAACTTATGCCCAAAAGCATAATGAATAAGATTATCTTTATATTGTTTTAAAAAAATACGTTTTTGATTATTTTGAGTTTCTAAAAAATTTGAAAACTCTAGAGCTTTTTCTAGTCGTTCGTCCATAATGACTCCTTGTACATACTACAAGTATATACTCAAACTATCTGTTTGTCAAGTATTAATTGGTTAAACGTTAGATGAATTAGTGTAAGTTGGTGATGTAACCGAAACATTCGAGCCAGTTGCTCTAAGCTGTTGGATAGTGCTTGTCAGTGTTCCGTTTATAGGTTCGTCTTCTGGTGGGCCTAAGCCAGTTTGGTCGCCTGCGTCATCGTCTCTAAATTCGACTTTGAACCTAAGTGTTTTATTGCCAGTACCTTCGTGTCTTGCTTCGATATTATAGTCGTTTTCTGCGTATACACCGCTACCTGATTTTATAAAAATTTGCTGATACGTACCAGTTAGGTCGTCACTACCAATAGCTTGTGCAGTACCTGTACCTGTTACAGTGGTTGTAGTGTAATTAAATTTAATTGTACCCATATTACTTAACAATGTTGACCAATCATTACTTTTGGCGCCAGTTTGTCCAGTTACACTTGCACTAAGCCTTATTTCACCGCCGGAGTTAAAGAAAAATCGTCTTTGATTTGCATCCGCAAAGTCCACAGTAAATGTATGTGTTCTTGTACCGTTCCAGTCAGCAGTTCTACTACTTGTAATTGCAGCTTCTACAGAACTATTACCAGCATCTACTAATAATTTGTTTGTTTCAATTACACCTGTTGCAGTGTCATAATCGTTAAAGCCTTCTGTAGTAACATTTAAAGAAGCACCTAATCCAGTGCCACTAGCATCTGCTCCTATAATTTGTCCTACAGCAATGTCACCTATTGATGCATCTGCACCGCTTTGGTGATTACTAGCTTTGTTTATATCTGTACGTAAATTATCGAATTGGGCAGCTGTAATTACGTCACCTGCACTGACCTGAGCACTTGCTAAAGTCTGTCCGTAACCGTTAGTTCCGGAACCAGACCCCATAACAGTTGCTACCCTACTTTGTAAACCATTATACTGTGCTGCTGTAATACTGTCAAGTACGTTGACTGCCATAATTTCTTTCCTTTAACTCTACACCTATATTTATACGTGTTTATACTGCAACTTCAATCATTTTGACTCCAGCATCATCGCTGTCCTCTAAACTCTTACCTACTACACAATGAGGACTAGGCATAGCACTATCTGATGTAAGTGTTGTTGCTGTTCCAGGTACTGGCCCAGTAACTAGGATGTCACCTTTTCTTACTACGCCTTCTACTTTACATGGCACACGACCTTTTAGCGCAATCGCTACTCCGTCAATACCTTCATTCATTAAATGTGCTGGATTAGTTGATACTACTCCTGCTAATCTTTGATCACAGAATACTTTACATTCTGTAGTTTCGGCTTCTCCGCCAAATACTAACACTGTGCCTGGCTCGTAATCTTTATCTGCTGTGTATTTTTCTGCTAAGTCAGCAAATTGTGCTGACGTTGCTGTACCTCTAAACACATTTGCGTATAAATCGCCAGCGCCATCTCTACCTGCTACTGTATTTGCTGTAGCACTTGCACTTGCACTTCTTGAAACTCCGCTTACTTCTAATTTCTGTGAGTTTGTTGCAGTTCCGTTGAATGTTGTTGCATAAACATTACTAAATCCAGCTGTTGCCGACCCAATATTTACTGTTTCTACACCTGACCATGCACTTACGTTACTATATCCTGGAAGTATTGCTTCTGCTGTAAGGCGTAACGGCATTTTTTGTGCCGCACTTGAATTTTGTACTTGGAAATATGTTTGTGTACCTTGTTCGTTAGCAATTAATCCTTTGTTGTCATCTACAATTTTTATTGCTAAGTCGTTTGTGTTACCAATTGTTATACCTAAATCAGAAAATTCAACTAATGTTGTAAACGCTGTTGCTGATCCAGGTGTTGAAATAACGTAATTACTTGCATCTACACCGTTAAGTTTTAATGCGTTAGAAGCTGTACCCCAGAATCTATGTCCTGTTGATGTAACTCCGCCTGTTGAGTTTATAGTATTTTTAAGAGTAAGTCCTTGTCTAACAACATCAAAGCCGGGGTAGGATGATGCATCGTCAGTTCCTATAGTAAACTCTTGGGCACTAATTATATGTATTACTTCGTCGTTAATGACTGATTTAATTACAGGTCTTGATGTGCCTGTGTTATCTCTTATGTTTGCACTTTGGAATTGTGTAACTGTGTCGCCAACACCTTGTGGACCAACTAGTACAAAAGATGTTCCGTTATATGCATACAACTGCTCGTTACCAGTATCCCACCAAAAGTCACCTAAAGCAAGTCCGGCAGGGGTAGTTGCGCTTACTTCGGCTCCTCCAGTAGTTCTCCATTTTGTTCCATCATAAAATTTTAGTTTACTATTGCTGGTATCAAACCAAATTTGACCGCTTACTGCTTTCGGCGGTTGGTTAGCTCCTGCAAAGTTTTCTAACAAAAACACAAAGTTTTCGTTTTGTATCTCTCCATATCCAGCATAGTTTTTACCAACCAGTTTTAAGTCTGTGGTTTGGTCAATAGTACCGTCTTCTACAACAGTAAGCTGAACATTGTTATATTTGTTAATTGTGTATGACATATGTTACCCCGTTCATTATATACTTATTTATCGCATTATCATATTTTAAGTTACTGTTTGTAATGTCCTACGTACAAATACCCATGTGTTTGCAGACTGTGTGTATTCGTATAGGTATCTAGATGCTGTTAAAGAAACAGTACCACTTGCAGTATTACTTTGACTTATATCTTGTATAACGCTCTCTCCGCTACTTACATTGTTTTTATCCACAGTAATATTAGATTTTGTAAGAACTCCGGATGTATCTGGACTTGTTGTAATGTTTACAACGATACCAGAAACTGATGCACCTGCATATGACGTAGCCATTATAAATGCAGTAGTACCTACTTCGTAATTTGAAGCTGACTGCATATTTTGGAGTAATGATGCAATGCTATTTTTTGGACCGTCTGCTGTACCAATATCATTTGGGTCAGTCAATCCGGTTACATCAAGACTTAATATTACATCTTTACTGTATAGTTGGACATCAACATAGTTTTTTGTTGTAGCATCTGTAGATGCTGTTGGTTCAGCAAGCCCGGTAATATTTTGTGCATCAACTATTATGTCGCCGCCAGCAACAATATTTAAGCCTGTGCCATTTAACCGTGTAATAGTTGAAGCATCTATTTTTACATCGTCAACAGTCAATTCAGATAAAGTGCCTATTCTTGTCAATCCAAGTGCGTTGTCGACTGTGCTTCCTAGTGTAGATTTGCTTAATACATCAGTTCCATCTATCATTAAAGACGGGTCTGGATTATCTACGCCAGATAAAATGTTTATATCTTGATTAGATGTCCAAGAACTTGTACTTGCTTGCCAAGTCCAATCTTTACTTCCATTTGAACTTCTTACTATTACGCCGCCGCCATCTATCTGTGCATCGGTTGCTTCTGTACTATCATCTAGTATGCCCAGTTCGATATTTTTATCTTCGACTCTTAAAGTTGTTGTATTTAAATGAGTGGTTGTTCCTTCTACTAAAAGGTTACCGCCAACTGTAAGATTGCTTGTAAATCTACCGTCTCCTGTGACATCTAAACTGTATGAAGGATTTGCTTTCCATATACCAACATATTTTTCGCTTGTGTCTACATAATATGCTGGTAGGAAACTACTCCCTGTCCGTACCCTTATTGCTAAGTCTGCATCACTTTGTTGTGTTTCTAATGTTGTGGTGGTGCCAGCAATTTTTAAAATAGAATATTCAGTTTCACCAACGCCAACACTCAGTCCTGCACTATTTTTAATTTTAAGACTTCCTGTAGTGGCACCATTAGCATCTGTTGGAATAAAGTTTTCAGCAGCTCTTACAACTCCTGCATCATCAATAAGTCCCTTGGCACTAGTTGCTGTTCCTCTATAGAAAAATTCTGCACTAACTACATTAAATCCTTTTTCAAGAAGTTGTCTATTTTGTGCATCACCGGTTACTTGTGGATATCCTGCAATAGCAAATTCAGGAAGTACATAAAATGTTTCTGGTGAGTATATGCCTACAAGCGTACCGCCTAAAAATAATTTTAAAATAGTACGCTGAACATCGGTTGAATCTAATTGGCTAGTAACTTCAAAGCCGCTTTTTCCTTGGCCTGCACTATATTCAGGACCAACTAATGTTAATTCACTTCCGTCCCAAATGTATAATTTGTTGTTTTCATTATCAATCCATAAATCGCCTGTATTTAAATTACTAGGTTGTGTGCTACTTACTACACTTCCAGTTGCAGGTCTAAATACTAGTCCGTCATAAATTTTTAATCTTGCATCTTGTTTATCATACCACAGTTGTCCTACCATTGGATTTGTAGGTTGAGATGTTGATGCAAAGTTTTCTAGTAAAGCAATAAAGTTTTCGTTAAGAAATTCTCCGAAACCTTTGTAGTTTTTTCCTATTAGTGTTAAATCAGTAGTAGTTGAATCAAGTATACCGTCAGTTAGGTCTACTAATAATTCTCCATCTGTTCTGTTTAGTCTATAACTCACTACTCTTACCCTCCAGTATATATTATGAAATTCATAGTCATATATGGATTCATAACACTTATTGCTTGCCCTAGGCTATTGTCTGTCAATATTCCACCACTTGCAGGATATGCTTGACCGGCACCTGTTCCTGTTGGTGAATCATAGATAATTGCATCATTATCATTTGGTGTTCCGGCAACATCTCTAATTGCATAGTACTGATCTCCGCTTTCTCCACGTAGATCGTGTTCGTGTTCTGGCAAATTCTCTGTAGTAATTGAAACTGATTCTGCACCATCTTTTGAACCAATAACATCTGCAGAAGTTGATGTAACAATATCAGCACTTGTTCCGCCCATATTATCAGGACCTAGTAAAAATCTACCTCGTAAATCTGGTAGTGCAAAATAACCTGATGTAGGTGATGCTTTATATGTTGTGCCTATTACTGCATGTAAAGAACCGTATGCACTTATTAAAACTTCTGTACCATCACATAATAACCAACCTATGGGTGCAGCACCGCCTGCAAATGGTACAACTGTACCTACAGGTGTTAATCCTTGTATAGCACTAAACAAATTAATTCTGTTTATTTTCTTTAGTCCTGTATCACCGGAGGTTCTGTTTATTAGAAGTTCGTCATCTGCTTGCGACGATAATACATTTGTTTTACCTGCAACAATATCGTTACTTATACTAGTATTAAAAACTTTAAGAGTTCCGCCTGTTTGTCCGTCGAACACTGTATCTGCGGCAGTAATATCACCTGCAAATCTAAATGTTGTAGCACTTGTCAATCTATCAGCACTACCTGCTCTACCAGAAACTGTTCCGCTTACGTTACCTGTTACATTACCAATAAAAGTTGTGGCATACATATTTGCAAATTTTAAACTTGTACTACCTATATCTTTTGTGTTATTTTCGTTAGGCAAAATATTTGTAGTAGTGGTATTACCAGTAATGTTTATAGTGCCGCCTATGTTAACATTTTGTGCTACACCTAATCCACCTGCTGTTCTTATACTACCATTACTGAATGTTGTACTGTTAATTGTTGATGTTGTATTAATAAGTCCGCTGGCTTGTATGTTTCCTGTAACATCTAATTCTTGATCTGGTGCAACATTATTAATACCTACTTTTAAATCGCTGTCTAATCTTAACACATTTTTTAGAATGCCATCATTTTTTACCTTAAAGTCCATACTGGATCCAGCAATATTATGTTGGAATATACCAGCATTTCCTTCAACACCGATATTCATTTCTGCGTTTATACCGTAGTTAATACCTGTGTTATTTTGGACATTAATTGGAAAAGCTGTTGTACTGTTAACATCGCCTCTCAGAAAGTTGCCTGCTGCAACTGTGTTTCCGCTTACAATTAATCCTTCTGCTTTTTCTGCTGTACCATAAAATTTTGGGATACCATCGCCGGCAATATTATTTGCACTTAAATTAAATCCAGGGTTAAGTGTACTAAATCCAGGTATAACAACCTTAGGAGTAAAACTTTGACTTGTAATTAATGCAACTGGTATTGCATTCACTTCTATTTGTAATACATTATATGTAACATCATCAGTACCAATAACTGTAACCGGTGTTGCTCCTGTTACAAGACCGTCACTAAAGTTAGGTCCTACTAATACCCAACCAGATCCGCTAAACAAATATAATTGTTGATTATCAGTATCAACCCATAGGTCTCCAATTAAACTTTGTCCTGCTTGCGGAGCATCACTTGCTTTTTTAAGTCCTCCACTTGCTACCCAGTTTGTACCATCATAAACTTTTAACTGCTCAGTACCTGGTGTTGTGTCGTACCATAACTGCCCCTCAACCGGAGTTGACGGCTGAGTTGCACTTGCAAAATTTTCTAACAAATGTAAAAAGTTTGTAGCAATAGTTGTACCATATGCTGTTGTATTTCTACCAGGTAATCCTAATGAAGTTTCGCTATTAATAGTATTATCTTCAACAGTAATTGTGCCTTTGTTAGCTTGGTCTGTATATGCTATTGTATATGCCATTTATTATTCTCCAACTGTACCTGCAAGACTTTGTATTCTTACAGTATAATCGATTTGAATTAATCTGTTCAAACTCTTTTGTACAGGATGGAAAACAACATGTGTTAGTAAGTTTCCTGTTCCCGATGCGGAATAACCTTTTAAACCTAGTTCGTCAAATACATATAAACTATTTTGATCTGTAGCTGTGTCAAATGCATCTTGTCCGCTAGGCTCACCATAATCAAGTAAACATGTAATCAAAACGTCAGTATAGTTTGTACCACTAATATGTCTTGTTTCAATTTTATTTCTAACAGGATCTGTATTATTAACACTGTTATCGTCTACAATCTTAGTATATGTTTGATTATACAGACTAGCATTTGTTCCAGTAGAATTTGGTGTAAGGTATGTAATAATGCCGGTAGGATCAACACTAGTACCACCATTACCGAAGCTCATTTCGTATATCCAACCATTGCCTCGATTACCAACACTATCTGCTAAAGCTATACTCATATTTTCATAATGGATAGCATTATTCTTGTTGATGAAGACTTCTTTGGTTACTGGATCATATATCTTAATATGACCTTTAATTAATATACCGTTTTTTTCTTTTAATTTATCATTCATTTTAATGTCCTACTGTGTTATTTATCAGGGCAAGTCAACCGTTGCGGATAGTAAGAATCTACTAATGTCACTTTCAGCATTACTTAACGCTGTTCCTTGGTTATTCCAAAGCCTACCTTGCTTTCTTACTATTATTACTTTCTGGTTTTCCCCTGGTGTCTCTAACAACACAAGCTCATTACCATTTTGTAAACTAAATTCTTGAGGTAATGTAATATCACCTTCTGGGCTATCTTGGCTTATTATTTGTGCAGAAGTTGCATGAGCTGTTCTTAGCGCAGTATTTAACTGGTAAGACTCTAAAGCATTTTTCCTTAGTCTACGACCTGCTACAAATACTTCAAATTCGTTTACACTAGAAGGTGTAAAGTCTAATTCATACACTGATGATGTTCCATCAGCTGTAAATGTAGATGTTATTACTTCATCCTTATATGGCAATGTTGATGTTTGGCTTTGATCGTAAATTTCGGTGCCCACAGTATATGTTTCTTTCACTCCTGTACCAAGTGTTCCTCTTCTTAATTGAGTTAATACATTTCCGCTTTTCCTAAAGTATTCTATACGTTCATTGTCAATGAATAACACACCTGGGTATTTTGATCCAGGTACAGGGTCTGGTAAATTTGCACTATTTTCTACTGTGATTATTTTATCATTGTAATTTAATGGTTCTGCTAATCTGTAATTTTTCTCGCCATCTAGTCTTTTATAGATATCTCTATTTAAAATATCTTTAAACTGTCTCCAACCAAATTTATTTTTTAAGCTATCTTTTGCAAAGTGGAATGTTTCAACAGTATCATTTTCCGATAGTATTTCTTTCAACTTAACCCGCATCTTATTAGGAGTAATTACATAATCAACGGAAGGATCTAATAATGTTCCATTTTTGACTACCCAAACATATTGGTCATCAACTGCTGGACTCTGTAGATTTATATAACCTGCTCTTAGCTGTCTCAATTCGTACCAATCTTTAGTGCCATCATCAGGCGTAATACCTGCCCCTAGTTCTATTATTTCAAATATGTCGCCTGCAACTACATCTATACCTAATACTTGTAGGTCAATTTTTATTTGATCTGCTCCAATTATGGTTGACATTTTTGCATTACTGTTAACTTGTAATGATGTGTTGTAATTAGGATCATCAATTCTTACACTGTTTAGATAAACAGCATATAGCGTTCTAGCTGTTAGCGGAGGTGTAAGATTCAAATTAGCAGTACTACCGTCTATTTCAAAAACCTGTCTTCCTGCATTTATACCTGGGGATAATAAAGTTCTTTCAACTACATCTAAACTCTGTCTTTCTATGCCTTGACTATCGTGGTTACTAAATTGATAAATTTTAATTTTGTCACCATCATTAAGTGTAGAATATATATGTAATCTACCTTCATCTTCAACAAAGTTATTATCGTTATCAAAATAACCATATCTATAATCGCCGCCGCTTGCTGTGCTATCTTCTTGACCAACAACGTAAACTCTTAATATGTCACCTACGGTACCTACGTTTGCATTAAGCAGTATTGCACTACCTACTTGATCATCATCATCTAATGCTGGATTGTATTGACCTGAACTTGTAAATGACCAATCTTGGATATAAGTTAGTTCTTGTCCGTTTAGATATACCCTCAACTGACCGGCACGTATGCTTCCTGTAGGAACTTGCCATAATTTTAATTGATATTCTTTACTGCTGGTCATAGTATACTTTTGTGAGTAACCTGCATTTAGAATAGTATTATTAACCTGTACTATAGTAAACCATTCATGTGGCTTTTGAGTAAATGGTGTTTGTGTAAGGTCAAATACATTTGTACTTCCATCAGTTA